CACAGTCTTAAAGAGCCTAAGAGCCCGTGCGGCCAAGCACTGGTATCGCGCTCGCACTGAGAGCAAGACATGGGCCCTATGCCAGTATCTGCGCACACTCACAGACAAGACTGAGATTGACATACGCATGCATGAGATGGTTCGCGGTAAAGCTCTAGCGCACACACGTGAGCGTGAATTGATTCGTAGATATAACCCAGCATTAAACACAGACAAAAGAGGAGCGTAATATGGGAACACCTTTGTACATGGAAATGTCGGATGCTTGTACACTAGTTCAGGACTATGCTGAACTACACACGGGCGGGGACGTACTAGCAGCCTTAACACACATGCAGATCAGTTACGATGATCTTGACAAAGAGGACAGAGTAGCGTATAATATGTTCATGCGAGCGGGCCGTGAAATGTTCGCACCCAACCCAACCTAAGGAGCAGAAATGAGAGATTATATTACACTAGCAGAGTATGATCGTGATGGCTTTAATGTCATCGTGGACAAGACCTGGGAAGACCTGCACCCTCAGGACTCGTTTGATACCAGCACGGACCCGGACACGGGCATGCCCTACTATGATATCGAAGACATGTGCCGCAAGATTGATCGGGGCGATTTGGATTGGTTTATGTTGCGGGTCAGAGTCATGCATGAGGACGTGGAACTGGCAGTGAACTATGTAGGGGGCTTCTTGTACGAGGATGCACGTGAAGTGTTAACCGATGGCACAGCTGAAGATATGATCTGGGAAACCGTTGAAGAAGCTAAACGTAGAGTACCCACATTAATAGCAGGGTTATCAAAACTGGTTGACAAAGAACTAGTTTGATAGTATAATACACACTTACTAAGAGACAAGGAGCGAAAAAGATGTCAACACGCAGCGCAATTGCAATCATGCACGGAGAACGTGCTAAATCAGTATACTGTCATTGGGACGGGTACCTAGAACACAACGGCTACATCCTACAAAACTTCTACGATAGTACTAAAACAAACAAGCTGATCAGCATGGGTGATATCAGCAGCTTGGGGGCTGAGATCGGCGACAAGCATGACTTTGATGAACGTTACGACCCTGAAACCTATGCCGACACACGCTGCACGTTCTATACCAGGGATCGCGGTGAAAAGACCACGTGGAAGAGCTTCGGCACTTTGGATGAAATGGTGGACTATTACAAGGGTAGCTGGTGCGAGTACTTGTACGTGATGAGGGACGGGGTATGGTACTATACTAGTCTGAATACAATTGACTTACAGCCTTTGAAACCAGCCCTGGATAAAATAGTGGTTGACAAACAGACAGTTTGACTGTATAATACGAACTTAAACAATTAACTAAGGAGCGAAAACTTATGCCAGCAATTATAGAAATCGTAGATGGTACCTACAAAATCCGCGGACAAGAAGTGTCCATGGCAGGGTTCCGTTTCGAGCTCGTAGAAGGCTACAAGACAGGAGCCCAGGGTGGCTATGTTACTGTAGCAGGAGGCTCAGTACAGCCCAGCAATGCGGGCATTCCAGATCGTTCAATTCGTATAAAATGCTCCAACACACAGAGCTATCTTATGATAGCAGAGGGTGCCCCAGCCGCTAGCCCAGATCGTCCAGGAGTAAAGAGCCTGGATCAGATCAAGGTCAGTGATGCTTCAGTAGCACATGAGTCAGATGAAGAGATCGTAGAACGACTGCGCTCACGCTTCCAGGTACTACAAGACATGACCCAGGCAGTGAAGGCTGGTACTGTACGTGCTATGATCGTCACAGGGCCCCCAGGTGTGGGCAAATCATTTGGTGTTGAAGAAGTACTCAGCAAGCAGGATATCTTTAATGCATTAGGTAACAAGAAGCCCAAGTACGAAGTGGTCAAGGGCGCAATGAGTGCCATTGGATTGTATTCTAAGCTCTACGAGTTCTCAGAGCGTGGTAACGTTGTGGTCTTCGATGACTGTGACTCAGTACTGTTAGATGACTTATCGCTGAACATTCTTAAGGCAGCCCTGGACTCATCTAAGAAGCGTATGATCAGTTGGAACACTGATAGCCGCTTGCTACGTCAAGAAGGTATACCAGATAGGTTTGAGTTCCGTGCAGGTGCTATCTTTATCACCAACATCAAGTTTGAGAATGTTAGATCTAAGAAGTTGCAGGATCACTTGGCAGCTCTTGAATCACGCTGTCACTATATTGATTTGCAAATGGACACAGATCGTGAAAAGGTACTACGCATTAGACAGATCACTCAAGACGGTATGTTAGAAACCTACGACTTTGAGAACAATGAAGAAACAGAAATCGTAGACTACATTGTTGATAACCGTGCTAAAATGCGTGAGCTGAGCCTGCGTACTGTGCTCAAGGTAGCAGACTTGCGCAAGAGCTTTCCTATGACATGGAAACAAATGGCAGAAGTCACAGTTATGAGGAGACACTAGTATGTTAGAACTAGGACCCAGCAGGACCTGCGAATATATTGGACCCAATCAGACACACGCTCCGTTCACGTTCTGCGGACAAAAGAGCATCGTGGGCAAGAGCTACTGTGCTGATCACTATCACAAAATATACAAGAAAGGCAGCAGTGCCACTGGTGCTAAAAAGATGGAGAAGTTGATTGAAAGAGAGTTGGCAGATCTCGAACTACAACAGTTGATAGTTGAGCAGGAAGCTGACATGGAGGATGTAAATGTTTAAGAATCTAGGAATCATAGCGATCGCACTGTTGTTGATCGCGGCAGTAATTCTAGGGCCCTGGACAGTAATTTGGGCATGGAATACCTTGTTTGGAGCGGTGTATGCTATACCTTACACGTTTTGGACCTGGTTGGCGGTACTGATCATCGGAGTGTTCATTCGTTCGGATGTGAAGGTAACCAAAAAGCAGTAGAATGGTAAGATATGTCATTGACTATTATAGGCAAATGTCATATAATAATAACACGCTGATTAAATCAGCTTTAACTTAAAGGAAAAGGCAAATGAAATTTATTTCTAAGAAATCGAAAACTTTTAAGGTTTTCAATGCACTCTACAACGGTGCGGCTCTTACACAATCACAAGCTGAAAAGCGTTTTGGTGTAGGTAACTTGGCAGCTGAAGCTTTCCGCATTCGTCAAAGCGGTTATGCTGTGTATTCAAACACACGTAAAGCTGGCAATGGTGTTCAGGTAACTGAATACGTAATGGGCAAGCCATCACGTGAAATCGTTGCTCTTGGCTACAAAGCTAAGGCAGCAGGTTATACTTTAGACACTATCTAAGGTGAACAGTTCAAACAACTGATCCGATTCGCTCCCGGGGACGATGTTTGGGAAAGGGCTTTCGAGCCCTTTCTTTTTGACCTCAATATCTATCCCTTAAGCATGCATGAGCACGTCCCTCGGGGTCCCCTGATGTGGCTAAAAAGCCACACCTCGGCACTCCTTTGACCCTTCATTGTGCGTGAAAACCACTTGACAAATCAGTCAATTGGTGCTATAATACTAATACTGAGAAAGCAAATTAACTAGGAGGTCTTAAAATGGCAAAATCAGCAGACATCAGCGTAAGGCAAGTAGGCCCTAAATCCGCTAAAAAATCTATTCGTTATGCAATCAAGAAGCGTCGTCCTGTGTTCCTTTGGGGACCTCCAGGCATTGGTAAATCCGACATCGTTAAACAGATCGGTGAGGACACAAGCCGTGAAGTCATTGACGTTCGCCTAGCACTATGGGAACCCACAGACATCAAGGGTATTCCTTACTACAACAGTGATCAAGGCAAGATGGTGTGGGCACCACCAGCAGAGTTGCCCACAGACCCAGACAGCACCGCGATCATCTTCCTAGATGAATTGAATTCCGCACCCCCAGCCGTGCAAGCGGCTGCCTACCAGTTGATTCTGAACCGTAGGGTTGGCACCTACACTTTGCCCAAAGGTGTAGATCTAGTGGCCGCGGGTAACCGTGAAGGTGATCGTGGTGTTACCTATCGTATGCCTAGCCCATTGGCTAATCGTTTCGTTCACTTGGAAGCCAAGGTAGACTTTGATGATTGGCAGGACTGGGCTACCCTTAACAAGGTGCATCCAGATGTGGTAGGTTATTGTGGCTTCGCTAAACAGGACTTATATGACTTTGATCCTAAGTCAGCGTCAAAGAGCTTCGCAACTCCACGCTCATGGAGTTTCGTGTCAGACTTGCTCAGCGATGATGAGATTGATACAGACACACTCCACAACTTGATCGCGGGTGCCATTGGTGACGGACTCAGCGTTAAGTTCATGGCTCACCGTAAGATCGCAGGGCGTATGCCTAAAGCAGGTGACATCCTAGATGGCAAGGTTAAAACACTTGAGATCAAAGAAGTATCTGCGATGTATTCATTAACAGTTAGCCTTTGCTATGAGTTAAAGGATCGTGCAGAGAAGAAGACGGCTAAATGGGACGAAATGGCTGATCAGTTCTTCCGTTATATGATGGACAATTTCCCAACTGAGCTCGTGGTCATGGGTGCCAAGACTGCGTTGACAAACTACGATTTACCCTTGGACGCAACAAAGATGAAGTCATTTGACGAATTCCACAAGCGTTTTGGTAAGTATGTTTTAAGTGCTATGGAGAATTAAGACCTCCCTGTAGCAGGGGCGGAGGGCTTCTCAGGGCTTGTCCGCCCACCTTTTTAGGTTGACTTTTGGACGAAATGGTGCTATAATATACATATACTAAGGAGAGCGAAACAATGCAAAACGCAATCATTGAGAAACTAATCACAGCTCGTGTGGGTCTCCTTCTCAAAGCACCTTTCTTCGGCAACATGGCAACTCGTATGCAACTTATAGAAGCAGACGAATGGTGTCCTACAGCCGCAACTAATGGTCGCAACTTCTACTACAATACCAAGTTCGTAGAGAAACTTTCCGTTAAGAAACTAGAGTTCCTGTTTGGACATGAGATCCTACATTGTGTGTTTGATCACTTTGGCCGTGTGGGTAGCAGAGATCGTATGCTCAGCAACATCGCACAGGACTATGCTGTGAATCAGATCTTGGTAGATGAACGCATTGGTGACAAGATCACGGAGGTGCAGATCTGTTATGATCCAATGTATCGCGGCATGGCTTGGGAAGAGATCTACGATCAATTGTATGAGCAGGCAGAAAAGATGCCCATGGAGGATCTGCTCAAGAAACTGGGTGACCTACTAGACGAACACATTAACGAAGATGGTTCAAGCCCAGGTAAAGAGGGCGAAGGCAAAGATGGCAAGAGTGGTAAGCCCGGTATGACCAAAGAAGAAGCACAGAAGATCAAAGACGAGATCAAAGAAGCAATGATCCAGGCGGCTTCTGCGGCAGGTGCAGGTAAAGTTCCTGCAGGTATCCAACGCATGATCAAGGACATGACTGAGCCTAAGATTTCCTGGCGTGAGCTAGTGAATCAAGAGATACAGAGTATCATCCGCAATGACTATTCGTTCACACGCCCTAACCGTAAGAGTATGCACTCAGGTGCTATACTACCGGGCATGAAAGAAGCAACTACCATTGACATTGGTATTGGCATTGATATGAGTGGTTCAATTGGGCAAGAGGATGCAACTGTATTCTTATCAGAGGTCAAAGGTATCGTAGATCAATACGAGGACTTCAAGATCAACTTATGGTGCTTTGATACAGAGATCTACAACTGGAAAGAAATCACACATGACAACAGTCATGAGTTGATGGACTATGAACCTCAGGGTGGCGGTGGCACAGACTTTATGGCCAATTGGGAGTTTATGAAAGAGAACGGAATTGAGCCTAAGAAGTTCATTATGTTCACAGACGGCTACCCATGTGGGGACTGGGGTGATGAGCAGTATTGCGATACCATCTTTATTGTCAAGGGCAATAAAGAAGCAGAAGCACCCTTTGGTCAGACTGTGATCTACGAAAAAGAAACTGCCTAGAGAGTGCCGGGGTGTGGCATAAAAGCCACACTCTGCATAGACCCCGCTGCTACGCACACGCACAAACTCATTGACTTTGTTCTAGATAGATGTTATACTACACATGTATTAATAATTAAGGAGCGGTTATGTTAGCACTAATTTTAGCATTCTTAGCAGGTACGATTGTAATGGATTTTATGTGGGCATGGCGCCTAGGCATTCCGCAGGTCCTTTGGGCTCGTTGGAAGTATCGCAAGGCCTTGCACAGTCAACCACAACCTAACTTCACACACTGGTCAGAGGACTAATCATGAGATATCTTATAGCATTCTTCCTTGGTATGTTTGTAGCAACTGTGGGCATCTCAGGAGTGGCTTCTGCAGTAGATAAGGCCGTGAACAAAACACAGGAAATCATGAAAGAAACTGTGAAATGAGCGGACCCGGGTTGGTGAAACTAAACGAAGACCTGTTCTACGATGAAAATGGTGTGCTGATAGATGTGGACGCAGAATGGGAGAACATGCCCTTTCCGTTCTCAGACATGGATCCACGTGTCAATCCCAACGACTACGATCCATTTGATACCATAAATAGTTGATATGAGCAAACTTGAATACCTAGCCCGCCCATTGGTGGCCTTCGATCCCTACAACAAAGATCACAGACGTTACTACGCAGAGTTCTTAGAATACGGCGGATGGGGCACATGTCCTGTTCGTTTCATCTGTCCTGAAGACACTGGCTTTGACCTACCCACAATGATACACCGTGCCTTGATAGGCTACTACATCGATCGTGAATTTGGTGGCGGCAAGCTGGCTAAGGAACGTTCAGACTCCCTCAGCAAATCTGCAGACGACATGTACAAAGAAGCCGGCAGACTACGTAAAGAAGCGCAGGCTCTCCTAAAACCCAGACGTTCGTAGGGTCTTTCAAATAGTACTTGACATTTTGGTTGTTCTATGCTATACTATAGGTATAGTGAAGGAGCGACAATGGCATTAGAGGCACTGAAAGAAGTAACTGAATGGAAGGTTGATTTTCGTCAACCTAATCACACATATCTACTCGATGGAGACAAGCTGGTGGC